AAAATAATCCTTGTGCGGCGTACTTCCCTGCGAGCATATTAATATATGCTTCTGCATTCATTGCGGCTGTTGTCATTGACGTTCCCCACAAGAAAGAGGCTCCGGGGTTTTACCCCCGGAGTAACTTTTTCAACGCTTGATTAGATCACCAAACATGGTGTCCATCTCATCGGGGACGTTGCTCATTTCGGTTACTTCGTCGGTTTCTTCTTCGACTGGTGGCTCAGTAACAACTTGACGCTGTGTTACCGGGGCAGTCGCTGGCTTTGATACCGCACCTGTAATCGTGTTCGCTGCTTGTACTGGCTTCGCTGCCGGAGCAGTTGGTCTTAAAGGTTGTGCTTGTCTTGGTTCAGCCCGTGTTGCGATTTGTTCAGCGGCCGAACGGTTATGTTGTTGTGGCGCTACAGGCTTAGGACCGACTGGCTTAGGCGCTGTCGCTGCTGCCTTGGGCGGTTGTGCTTGTGCAGCGTTCTGTTCAGGGGTTGCTTCCTCTCCTTCGTATTCAGCCGTCACTTCGTTGACGATACGCCCCGACTTCTCGTCTTCACGTAGCTCTTTGATGATCAATGCTTCATCATCAGTAAGCGGTCGTCCTGGCTCGAATACCAGCTTTGTAACCTTGCGCTGGGGTTCAATCGTGATTGTAATAGTCGTGGTGTACGCGTAGTAGTTGATACCGAACTTTTTAAGTTCGTTAGCATACTTGTCAAGCGCACCTAGACTTCCGGCAGGGACACGGAAGATCATTGCGCCGCCGTATGCTTCATTCCAAAGATCACTCACGGGAGTAACCGCTAGTCGCTTGTTATCACCGCACGGCTTGCTCTTAAGCCCGTTCTGGCTTGTAACGAACACGTTGTTAGGACAAGTCGTACAAGTGTTGTTTTGTACTTGGTCTTCCGGCACGCTTACATCAGGAGTAATTGAGTTTGAACTCCAGCAAGTTGGTGGTCTGCTGTCACCCCCATAACCACCCGGCCAATACGCTTTGCTCTGTGTCTTGGCAGACTTGATAATTACCACTTCAATCTGCCGCTGTTGCTCTGGAGGTAAACTTTCGTAACTGCCCCGGTAGTTAATACCGAATACGTTTTGCAGGATACTCAATTGACCCAACGCACTACGAATGCCTTCTCCCAAGTCTTCAAGCGGTTCGTTAGCGAACACGTTAGACACAGGCATTAATCCGCGCTGCGGCTGTTGATTGACAAGATTGGTAGCCATGTTGTTTTCTTTCCTCTCACAGTGGCGTTTAGTAAACGCTTAAAGCGTTTCTACGTCGTTGTCTTCTGCTGCTTCAGTGGGGGCCGCATCTCCCTTGGCAACAGTTGTTTTCGGCTTCGTGGGTGGTTTTACTCCGATATCTTGCAGCTCATTCTTGCCGACACCAGGAGGCAAGTCACCACCTATTAACATGCCTCTGTCCATGGTTCCCCCATGCGATAGACGAAACGCATCCATCGCAGTTTTGTTAGCACGCCAGTCAACTAAGTCCCAAGCTTCCGCGCCAATAATATGGCTACGAAACTGAGCCGGGTCTTCCAACGGATACGTAATCTTTTGGATTAGATAGGGCGTACCGTTAATGGTACGCGCGTTCAATTGATTAGTTTGCAGGAGGAAAGTAAACAACTCCCCCTTCAATCGTTTCTCAAAGTCTTCAAAGTCTTTCAGTTCTGCTTTGTGACGATCCTTTATCTCTTTCATCTTGGCGCGGATCATACGGAGTTTATAAACTCTATCAGCAACGTCGATCATTTTGCTCTCCACTTGTTAAATTTTATTTACTCTCAGAGTAGTCCCTGAGCCTCGTTAAGTTTTGCAATGCACTCGTCTATGAGTTTTTCTATTGGTTGATTAGGTTTATAGTCTCCTTTCAGTTTTTCAAGTTGATCACAGATGTCATCCACCTCACTAAGAAACAGGTCTTGTTCTTCCTTAATCATTCTCATACTCCGTTTCGATTAACTCTAGGAACCTATTCTGTATCCGTTCGTTGTTGCCTAATAGTTGGTACAGTCGCTTCTCTCGCGTGCTGCCGCCTACCATAGCAACCAAGGTTTTGAATTTCTGTCCGAGTCTTTTGATCCTCCCGTTCGCTTGGTAGAAGATATCTAGCGACGTTATAGGTCCAGCCCAAATGTTCATCGTCGCTCTTGTAAGTGTTAACCCATGGGCTAGACAAGCCGGATGGCAAAGTAAAACTTTGTAAAGACCTTTGCGTTGGAAGTCATCGAATATTTTCACACGCTGATTTGCTAACGTGTCACCTGACACTATACAGTGAGTGATTTTGTTTTTGGTTAACGTCTTGTGTAACCCATTGATCACACTCTTAAAAGGTGCAAACAATATTACACTTTCGTTACAACTGTCTATCAAGTCTATTATCAATTGTAATCTAGGTGTATTGTCTAGCTCTATTACATCACCGTCACGATGGTACACATACCCCAGTGCTATCTGCAAGAGTTTACTCATTACAGCGCCAGCATTCAATGCGTCTACTTTTTTGTTCTTGATCAAAGCAACAGCTTTCTGACTCATTTCTTTATAGATTTGCTCTTGCTTAAGTGTCATTGGAGCGTAGTAATATTGGTAGACTTGTTCAGGAAGCTCAGTTACATCTGACATCTTAAAACGAACCGATGGCTGCAAGCACTTGATCGCCATCTCTTCTGCACCCAGTCGTGGCTCCCAATAGAACTGGGTTTTTTTGATCATCAGTTGAGCACGGAACCAACTAAAAAACTGTGGAACTGTTCTGGGAGTAATACATGAAGCTGGCCCCCATACATCAGTCACGGCGCGGGGGATGGGTGATCCTGTCATACCCCATACATAACCGTGACCTATAACCAGTTCTTTGAACGGCAGGGTGAGGGTTTTTGATTTGCCATTACGGTAAATGGCTACCTCGTCGGCACATATTATACTAAACCCTTTCGCCCGTAACTCTGGGAGTAACATATTCACCCCATGATGATTGATAATATACACGTCCACGTCACGTCGCAATTGACGCAGACGTTCCTCTTTCGTGCCGTGAAGAATAGCGAACTTAAGCCACCATAATTCTTGTCGTATCTCGTTTGCCCACACGGTTATCAACGTAGACAGTGGCGCTATGACGAGTAATTTTTGTGCTAGCCCCATTGTCCGCATGAAGTCAAACGACCATAATATACATCGGGTCTTACCTGTGCCAATATCATTAAGCACATACGCACGACGTCTTGTAGTTAACAAAGCACAGGTTAGTTTCTGTACCCTGAACGCTGGCTTGCTAGGATCGCTTACGGGGAAGTGGTAGTCACTGAGTATGTCGTGGCTTGGAGTAAGGATGACTGGTTGCGCATTGCTATAAGCCACTGTCGTAGTCTCCTTAGTTCCGTTTCATTACGTACACGAAACACGTTTGCTTTGTGTTTGGTTGAAAGAGTATTGGCTAGAAGTTTCTGGCGCTCGGTTAGGTCTTTGTCCCAGTCCTTCGTCTCTATGAAGAACGCTATCGCGCAATCGTTCCACGCAACCACGCAATGAAAGTCTAACCCAGCACGCCCATACCCCATCTGCACTGGTTGGAAGTAATAGCAATCAAACTCCCGGAGTAACTCCCGAACTTTGATTTTTACTTTGCCTTCAGGAGTTGTCATGTTTTACTCCTAATCGCCATGTACCATCTCCGACTTGCTCTACTATATCTTTGTTTCGTAATTTGTCCAATCGTGAACTAAGTGAACCTTCAGAGAACCCACCTTTTTTAAGGAGTGGCCTTAACTCCACTGCGCGATGTGGTCTTTCTTTAAGTGCTTCAACAATAATACGGTTAATCCCAACGTCCAATCGCATTGGTCTAGTTGGGGGGCGTGCTGCATATCTCTTGTGTGGTCTATCAGGTTTTGGCTTAGGTAAGTCAAATCGTTCGTCAAATCGGATTGCCGGATTAGGACGAGGTGCAGGCGTTTCCTCAATCTCTCCTGCCGAAATAATTTCGAACGGAAGATAACGCATGGTCATCTTCATGAATTCTTCTGGCGTTATTCTGATTTTTATCTCGTACTTAACCATGGGTTTGCTCTCCATTTACTCTCAGGGTTATTTGCGCTTTTGATACCTTTTCATTTGTATTACGTGTCGTGCCGACGGTTGTTTGATCGGCAGGGGCATGGGTGGTATAAACTTAACTGCCACACCATTGGGTACGAACCCTAGTTTGTAACCTAGCGCTCTCGCTACCGCGTTAAGCGTGGCCGCTTGTGGCTTTCTCGTCTCGCCGTCAAACCATTTGCGTAACGTTACGGCAGTGACACCGCTTTCGTTTTCAATCCACTTATAAGAAGCACCGCTATCCCCGACCATGGTTCGTACTTCATCGATGATCGGGTCTTTGTCAACAAAGTTGTAACTTTTGTATGTGAACCCCATTTTGCTCTCCTGTTAAGGGGGTTTAAGTTCTTCCGTTGTGCTCACACTCTAGCACGGGACAATGGGCTTTACATAGCCCGTTTTTCTTGGCGGGGAAGTTTACCTGTGCTGTAGCTTCTTCCATCTTTGTTAACTCTGGGAGTAACTCAGCCCATAGTTCTGCCATATCACTACGACTAAACAACTCATGGGACTTGTCTTTAATTATTGTCCACCAGTATTCAGCCCGCACCCCTATAACTTGTGGGAACATACTAAATATTGCTTGCGCATATAACGCTAACTGTATGATCTCGTCTTTAGGTTTACCGGTTTTATAGTCTACAATCTGTGCAGCGGCAGTGGAGGGAGTGAGTGGGTATAGCTTAATAAGGTCTACCTTCACCCGTACCCATACTTTCGGATTAAAATAATCAATGGGTCTTAGTTCACGGCTGAGAGCGATTTCTTTTTCACAGATGTTGGTTTGCCCCGGCACCTTCACACTTGCCGCTTCATCACCCCAGTCGTTGAAATTAACATAGGCTGTGGGCATAGGTAAGCCCTGCTCTACCCTCCGCTTGAACGCTTCGTGCAAAGCGTTACCATCGCTTAACTCGATTGACTGTGGTTGTTCAAACTTTTTAAGTATGGTTGTTTGATAATATTTTTTTGGGCATATACGCCAGTCACGCAGCTTGGTGTAGCTCCATGAAAACCCTTTTTGTTGTGGGCTGAACCTATTCATTGTACTACCTCGTCTCTTATGATCTCTTTGATGTAGTCAGGGATAGAGTAAACGCCCCTGCCCTGAGAGATGATACACTTGTCGCCAAATATCTTTATGAGTTGACGACGCAACACAAAGAGATGCTGACGATAGGCTGACGTGTGAAACTCCAACCAGTTTGCATTGTACTCCCGGAGTAAGACACTCAAGATGAACGCGCTACGCGGTGGGATTTTCAGCTTCAACGCTAGGACTGTTTGGTCTATATCTACAGACACAAACTTGAAAGAACTAAACGTGTGCGCTCTTTCGGTGAGGTTCATGACTTTTACTCCTGAGTATACAGTATATACTACAACCTGACTCGTGTCAAGCAACTCAGAGTTGTATTTCCTTCACATTACCATAGTTTTGTCCGACCTTCACTTCAGCGTCAAGTGGCAAACCACGTCCCCACCAAGCCGGTGTACGCATTTCTTGGTGAGCGATTTCTGCTACCGTAGTAACTAGACCATCTGGCACAACGTATATTAACTCGTCATGGACTTGATGTGCAAGTCTTATATCGGTAATCATGATCGCTTTTAATCTGTCGTCAATGCGCTTGGCTGCGTCCATCACATGACAACGATCTAACGCTTGTACGTGGTTCTCAAGGAACTTACCGCCATAAATCTCACGTATCTCCCGAGCATATGTGAACACCTTCCTGCCGCCAAAGTCACGAATGTTATCGTAGTAAAGTCTTAACCCATTCGGTAACACCACGTCTGTGCCTTCAATGCGTGACGGTCCTAAGCGGCTGATGAAGGGTCCGCCAACACCACCATGGGTTATGGGCATCATCTCTGTCAGTATTCGCTCTAACACGTACCAGTATTTAACGATACTACGAAACTTATTACGATAGAACTGTACCCACAATTGACAGTCAGCAAACGAAACGTCTATCGGTATACCGTTGTCTGCTGCTTGGTTTACCAATTGTGTGAGAAATTTATTCGGTCCCATTTGGAAGCCTAGACCCAATACAGTGTTCTTAGCGATAAACCGTTCAAGCTTGTCTGCTTTCGTGATGGTACGCCTGAACATGTCACTGCCAAACCAACAGTAAACATCGCTACCTTTGGCAAACTCTAAGAGTAATTGTCTCTCGTCAGCTAACCATGCAACCAATCTTGCTTCGATCTGGCTTGCATCTACAGCTACGATCTTATACCCTGGTGGGGCTATCAAGCTCTCACGAAGTTTCTTTGACTTGCGAGAAGGGAGATTTTGCTGGTTGATCTTCCACTCACCACTGAACCTGTGCGTATGTGCGCCACCATACCTGAGAGCAATGGGCATCCACGGTTCATCAAACCCATTCACTGCCGCTTCGGCCATGCCAATAAACCGTTGGGTGCGTCGTTCTTCCAACGTAGACCGTATCCCTATACGTGCTTCTGCGAGTGCCTGCACATCTGGATTCTCATGCTCTTGTAATGCACGAAACCCTTCATCGGTCTTAGCAAATGCAAATATCCGTTTAGATGGATCGGTGAGAGAGTTCTTCATGGGCGGGTCTACACCTAACCCCCATAGCGCTACCGCAAACATCTTACTTGACAACAAATCAGCGCGGGTCAAACCTACTCTTTCGAGTAAACTGTTTTTCTCTTGTAAGATAATATTTAAATGTTCATGTAAATGTGTTAAGTCTGCCTGAAAGTTTGGGGCTGTACACATCTTGAGTATCGTGTCCATCACCCATAGCTCACCCTTGGGGAACTTTTTGCCAAGACGCCTGATAATACCTCGACAATTCTCTGTATCAGTAATACAGTATTGTTTGAATTCCTCCCAGAGTTCTGGTTGTGCTTCTAGGTCTTTACGTCGCATCCCAATAACTTTATGAACGGTCGCGCCTTTTGGCGGCAGACCGAGGACTTGCGACACGTTTTCGAGGTTCACACGACCATTTTTGATTTTGTGTAATAAAACTGCTCGGGCTATACCCATTGCGTCTATTAACATATCTGGGTGTATGCCATACCTGAACGCCAAAATACTTGCATCGAATAAAGCGTTGTAGCTAACAAACGCCCATGGTCGTGGATACTCTCGGAGTAAGTCTGCCACTTCGTCACCCGGCAGGAATGTGGCCGGTCCTTCGTTTGTGGCTATACCACAGCCAATTGTCTCCCAACGCGGGTCGAGAATATACTCATATGGCGTCATGAGTTTAAGCGTATAATATTTGTCATAGTACGACTCAAAGTCGCCATAGATCATTTTCATGGTTGGTCAGTCCAGTCATCTTCCCATTGTCTGCGCAAAACTTGGCCCGTGATAGTTGCCTTGAACTTACGTTGGGCTTTTTCTTTATTGTACGCGTGAAAGAACTCATTAAAGTGATCTGCTAATCCGTCTTCAAACAATTCGTTGGTTAGTACAGGGACGATTGTAACACTGTCATCAGGTACAGGTGGTTTAGGTTTGTCTTTTATTATACGATGCAACGCAATTAACTCCGTGCCATACCCACAAATACCTTTAAACCATTTTGATACACCTGGAACATAGCGTGGGGGTTTTGCTTCAACGTATTCTTTTAATGCTCTGAATATTAACGGGTCATTTGAGTCGCTGTAAAGTAGCGGCACGATGGCACGTAACCATGGGAGCATTTGGACAGTCAATGGGATTGGAATTTGGGTTGTGTGAAACATACTAAACAATTCAAGAGTTGTTGACCATTGTATGGCGATGTCAACCAAGGGGAGTACCTTTTTTCCGAGTTTACTCTCGATAGTAATATTGTTTATGTATCTTGGCCACAACCACTGAGTATGAGTTTGGTCAACAGTAGATTTATAGTTTAAAGAATACTCAACTCGCTGATTAAGAAACCCAGTATATATATGAAGATTATCAGTTGACCAATTAGAAGCTCTCGGCATCAACAATGATGCATCAGTCATTGTCTTGTAGTCACCTGGAGGTATCAAGTGATAATACAATTCCTGTTGAGCCATTGGCTCTGACAACGTGTACAATGTATCAATCGCTATTTCGCGGAGTTTGTTTTTAATAAGATCGTACGCTTTTTGATGCGCTACCGTTGGAATTTTATGGTTGATTTGTTTGTAGATCATCTTGCTCTCCAGTCGTGGGGCGTCTGGGTCATCCCAGTTACACCCCGGCGGATCATAGCCCATTATTGTTACTCTTTATTATGTTTGGTCGAGTTGCTTCGGGAGTAACACTTTGTCACCGAACGGGATGTCATGGTTCTTTATCGTACACCAGATAACTGGGTAGGGTGGCGGCGCGGAGGGGAATGTACCCTCTAAGTCTGTGAGGTATACCAAGACCTCTGGCTCAAGTCCTTCTTGCGCTACCCGCTCAAACACTGGACAGAAGTCAGTGCCACCGCCGCCCTTGATTTTACGCATCATGTCATCAGGCGTGTCAAGCTCAACATACTCGTTCACTGCCGCATCACATTGCATGAACACCAATGTACGTGGACGCGCTTGCTCCATGAGTCCTACACCTTCAGTGCAGAACATGTCCATAGTTTTCTGGTTGATACTCCCAGAGTTATCCACCACGAACACGATTGTCTCGCAGCCATACTTTACTTTCGATGGTGAGCCTATGCCTCTAAGCATCAACTCATTGT